TGCCGGATGGCCCGATGATCATCCGGTTTGGACTGGCTCATGCCCTTGCCAGCCTTTCAGCGCGGCAGGCAAGAGGGGGGGGCTGGCTGACGAGCGGCACCTATGGCCAGCATGGCATCATCTCATCCGTGTCTGCAATCCTGATGTCATCTTTGGTGAGCAGGTTGAAGCAGCAATTAAGCATGGCTGGCTCGACCTTGTTCAGTCTGATCTGGAAGGAATCGGCTACGCCTTTGCGCCGGTCGGTATCCCTGCTGCGGGCGTCGGTGCGCCGCATATCAGGCACCGGCTATTCTGGGTGGCCGACACCAACCACACGGGATCACAAGGACACTGGCGACCTGAGCGGATCGATGAAGCGCAAGGACGGCAAGTTCAGGAACGATACGGTGCCGAGAGTGGCTTTTGGGGCGGTTCCGACTGGGTGCAGTGTCTCGACGGAGAATTGCGGCCCATTGAATCCGGCACATTCCCGCTGGCTCATGGGGCTCCCGCCAGAGTGGGACGACTGCGCGCCTACGGCAACGCCATTGTCCCGCAAGTCGCGGCGGAAGTGATTAAAGCATATATGGATCTGGGCAGAAAGGGATGAATGATGGATGACGACTTTTTGATCATTTGCTTGATCGTGGCGTTTATTATTGTCTTTATCGTGTTCGCATGATGGTGGCTTAAATGCACTGGAACCATCGACTGATCGAGCATCGCAACTCGAAGCAAAAGGACGCCGAGATCTGGTACTCGGTGCATGAGATTTATTACGGTGACAAGGGCAAGCCGAAGATGTGGGCTCCTGCGCCGGCAAGCCCGAGATCGAAGGAAGAAGCGCAGTGGATCATGAATGCGTTTGATTTCCCTGTGGTCGCATGGGTGGATGACGCGACCTGGCACAGGGACGAGAACGGGTTTGAGAACTACAGGAAGTGGAAGTGGATCAAGCCTTCCGCTGCGCCAGATACCGATACAGCGCCTGCCGGCTGATGCCAAACTCCTTGGCCAGGCTGGCTTTCTCTTCGCCGGCATCGACACGGACATACAGAAGATCCAGTTGTTCGCCGTCCAGCTTGAACGGCCTGCCCTTGTAGACGCCGCGCTGTTTGGCCAGCGCTATCCCCTCTCTCTGGCGCTCGCGGATCAGCGCACGCTCAAACTCGGCGAACGCGCCCAGCAGCGTCAGCATCAGCTTGTCGAATGGATTGTTCGCGCCAGGCTTGAACGCCAGGTTCTCCTTGACGAACAGGACCGACACGCCCTTGTCCACCAGCTCCTGGACGATGTGGCGCAGGTCGTCGACGTTTCTGGCCAGCCGGTCCATGCTGTGGACGATCAGCGTGTCGTCTTCCCGCAGGTAGGACAGGCAAGCCTGGAGCTGCGGACGGTTGGCATCCTTGCCGCTGGCCTTCTCGGTGAACAGCTTGTCCACCTTGATGCCGTCGAGCTGGCGCTCGGTATTCTGGTCGAGGGAGCTGACCCGGACATAGCCGACCAGCTTCCCCCTTGCCATTGCTTTTTCAAGTGCGTTCATGTCGTTACTCTTTTTTCAAGTTTGGCAATGACCGCCTGTACGATAGCATAGCGCACGGCAGTGGCTTTGTCGGGGTGGTCGGCCCACAGTTCATGCGCAAAGTCGGACGAACACGAACCTCTGAGGTCCACCATCACCTCATCCTTGTAGTAAGTGATGTTCACCTCGTGTTCGACCGACAGTCGGAAGGCGGCGGCATCGTCGCGGGTCCAGCGCGGGATATGTTGCTTGTGCTTTTCTTCGGTGCCCCAACGCCCCATGAATATCTGTTGATACCCATAGAGTTTCGATTCCTCGATGTCGAAGAACCCTTTCAACTCGGCCAGCCGCTTCTCGGCCTCGATGTATTTGTCCATGGCGATCTCCGTACAACAGGGCAAAGCGCCCGTGTATGCCCGCCTGGGGCATACGCTGGAGCTTTGGGTCAAGGTCTATGCTGCCTCTTGACTCTGTTCATCCGCGTTCAGGTCAACGAACCACGAATCTGGCACTGCCCCAGTTACTTGCCCAGCGTGGCTACCGTATGGCCACTTCGTTATGCGGAGACGAACTTTGCCAAGAGTGACAATTTCGGGGCTCCACTTGCCGGATGTAACAGAGTAGGGCAGGAAAATCACATAGTTCGTGTCATTGACTTTGAATTTCTGGCCAGGGACGCCGCGAACAATTGCGCCACTCTCTCTCGCCTTCAATTGAGATTTAGTAAGCATGTCAAATACCTCCAGTCAGAGGATGAAGCAGGAGAGGATCATCGCGTACAGCACTTCCGGCAGATAGAGCCAGTCGGCGATCCGATCCCTGGTGTTGATGGGCTTCCACTCAGTCACCCGCTTTGTCCCGTCCACCGCGCATGCGACTATGCTGATGACGAGCAGGACGGCAGCGAAGAAGGCGGTCAGGACGTTGGCCGCGACCATGATGCCGCCGACCATCTCGTTGATCGGAACCCACCATTGATTGAAGCGGACCAGTGGGACGTGATCCTGTTCCAGCGTCTGGACCAGCGATTGGTGCCGGTTGTGGTTGAACAGCTTGTTGGAACCGGATGATGCGAAGAAGATGCCAACGCCTATGCGCAGGAGTGTCAGGGGAGCGTCTCCGCCTAAGCCAAGACCGGATTGCGCGAGTGTGAGGACGGATTCCATTTTCATTTCCTTTCAAAATTTGATTCCCTTTAGGTACTTTTCGATGAGGTCGACGAGAACCCATGTATCGATCACGAAGTGGTAAGCCGTGGAGTGGCTGACGACGACGAGGGCAGCGATGACGGCGCGGGCGCAAGTTCTCATGATGCTTCTCCTAAAACGGCCCCCGAAGGGGCCGGGGTTGATTACGTGGTAAGACCTGGAACTGGACGACCTTCCTTCAGCGCTGCCAGGCCATCGGCGAGCGTCCACAGAGCGCGGTTGAGCCGCACGTTCTCGTTCACGCCCTGCACGGCGCGGGTGCGCTGCGAGCGGCCAGTCTGGGTGCGGCCAGGGACGCCACCCTTGAGCAGGTTTTCCTGGACCCGGTTGAACGTGGTCCACAGGTCATCCTTGCGATCCTCGAAGCGGCGCGGTTCAAGGAGCTGCTCGGGCTGCACCGGAGAGTGCTCTTCCTCGTCCCAGCGGACCTTGTGCGCGGCATGGGCCAGCAGGAGCTGCTCGGGCTTGGCCAGGTTGATCGCCTTGTACTCGCTGAGTCGACCGTCGATCTCCTTCATCTCCTCGATCACGCGGAATGAGCCCTCGATCACGTCGTCGACGACCTTGCCGGTATGGCGGATCTTGACGTCGAACTTGCTGTCGCCAACGATCATGCCGTTCGAGCAGACCAGGCGGAACACGCCGGCCATGAGCTGGTAGCTGCTGGTGCCGTCGTGCGAGTTCAGCAGCACGATCTCGGCGATCTCGTCGCCGACATTGGTCAGCGCACGGGCATCCGGGTGGCGCAGGCGCAGCAGATGCTTGGTGAAATCGCGCTTGCCCTGGTCGCGGCAGCGGGTCTGCATGACCTGGTACGGCTGGAATCCCTCGCGGCGCAGGCCTTCGAGCACGGCGGAGGTCGGGATGAACGCGTACTTCTCGCCACGGGACTCGTGCGGCTGCTCGGCGAAGACGGAAGGGGCGAAGCGCCGGATCTGGTCGTCGGACAGCGGGGAGGCGGCGCGTTGGTTGAAGTGAGTGCGGAACATAGTGGTCTCCAAGTGAAGGTTGAAAAACCTCCCTGTACAGGTATTGCTTTATTGGTTTGCTGCGGATACGGCTTTGTGGCAGATTCCTTGATCGATCAGGCTCGCTGCGGTGCGTCCGAACCAGCCTTGCAGTTGCCAGCACAGGCCACTGTCGATCAGGGTTTGCCACGCCTCGATGACTTGCTCTTGTGAGTCGGCTTCGATGAAGCCTTCGGCGATTCCGACTGCGGTGAATGAATCCATGATTGTCTCCGGGTAACTTTGTGTGTATCGTTTGCTCCCTTGAGCTCTAAGTTACACCGCTTTTTTGGAAAGTCAAGCACTGCTTTAATTTATTTTAGCTGTGGCTTGAATAAAGGAAAAAATTATTGTCACTTTCTTCGTGGAAATGGCATATGATTTTGCTAAATTAGCCGTCCCATCCCCAAAGCCGCCGCAAGCGGCTTTTTGCTTTTCTGGAGCACTGAATGGCCATGCAGGGATACAGCAGCGCCCCGAGCCGCGACACGCAGATGAATGCCGATATGTCCAGCCAGGACATGCCGCAACAAGACTCGGCGATGGCGGACTTCAAGGTGTGCATTGCGCCGCTGGGCGATGGCACGTTCTCGGTCTATACCGAGCAGGGTGACGGGCAGCAGGGAGACGCGCAGTCCGCGTCGTCCGTGGATGAAGCGTTGGCCATGGCTGGACAGATGCTGGGCGGAGGCGATGGAAACGCGCCGCTGAGCGCCGGCCAGGCGCAGAGCTATTGGGATCAATTGGCAGCGAAACGATGAAGCGTACGGTCGTCTACAACGTGCTGGTCGGGGGTTTCTCGATCGGCCTGACATTCAATCACAACGAAGCCGTGAGCTGGCTGCAGAGCAGCAGCTTCCAGGGCAGGAAAGAGATCATCGCGGTTCGGTACAACGTGGATGGCGATGTATTCCGTTTCCTGAATGCGTCATGAGAGCCTTTATTGCCACCTTGTTATTGCTGATTGCGGTCAGCGCGGACGCGAGAGATCCGGCCAAGGTGCGCGAGTTCAGGAAAACGCATCCGTGTCCAGTCACAGGCAAGACGACAGGCGCATGCCCGAAATACGTGGTGGATCACGGCATTCCGCTGTGCCTGGGCGGCGCTGACGAGCCATACAACATGTTCTGGCAGGCCAAGGCCGATTCGTACCGCAAGGATGTCGACGAGCGACGCCTGTGCAGGCAATACAGGGCGTGCATCAAATGAGGATTATCCCGAAAGTGTTGTTTCGCAATCGGGCAAGCGTGGTGTTAAAGGAACGCATGGAACAGGACAAGAAAAATGAGGTAAAGCTTGATCCTGACCTGGAACGTCTGATGACGCCGAGTGTCACATTACAGGACGTAATGAACAAGCTGGAAGAGGTGGCACAGCGCGTCGAGCGCATCGAAGCGGTGGTCGCCTCACTCAAGTGAGAGAGAACGATGAACGAGCAGAATTTTGTGCCGGCGGTCGACTTCCTGGACTCGTATCCAGGTGCCGATCCGACCGAGTCGGAAGTGCGTGAATGGGTATTCAGCACTGACCCTGCGCCGAGACTGACGCTTAAACCGAAGATGCCTGCGGAAGAGAAGCAGGACATCATGTCGATCACTCGCAAGATGGTGGGATGATGGGGCTGTTCTTTACGACACCAAAGGTGAAGCGTAAACCTGCTCACGAGATTGAGGTCGGCACGGTCAAACATGATGGCGAGAAGCCTCAGATCTGGTTTGATGGCAAGCCGATATTCAGTCTTGATGACTTGGAAGCTGATGATGGCCGCATTGCCAAGTTCTGCGAGTGGGTGAGAGCGCAGTTGTGAGCGACGTTCTCAAACTCATGCTGATGGAGATCCGGGATTCCGGCCTGCTTGACGATGGCTGGAACACCAGGATCAACCAGGCGCTGGAAGAAGCCGGCAGGCCAGGCTGGGCCGCTGTCAGGATGCGCAACAAGGGGCTGTTGCCCGCATTGCCCACGGAAGAACAGGATATTGCGCTGCGCAAGGAAGTCTCAGTCGAGCTGTGTCAGCGCATTGCAGGCGGCGAGAGCATGCAGAAGCTGACCAGGGAAGTGGGCATGCCTGACAAGAGCGTGTTCCTGAAGTGGTGCCACGACGATCCCGAGCTGATGCAGTTGTATCACACGGCGCTCAAGATGCGCGCTGCCGGTATGGCTGAAGAGCTGGTCGATCATTGCAACGCATTGATGCAGCCTGGGCTCACGAGTGAGCAGGTGCAGGCGATGAAGGTGGTGGTCAACACCAAGCAGTGGACGATGTCCAGGCTGCTGCCCAGGATGTATGGCGATCACCAGATCGTCGAGCACACGGGCGAGGTCAAGATGAGCGACAGCCAGATCGACCAGAAGCTGAACGCATTGTTGAAAAGAGTGAAAGTTGAATAACCATGCCAGTCAGTAAACAGGCTTCGGTCAGCTTTGTTCTGACCAAGATGTATATCGATGCGCTTGCTGGCACGGCCAAGCTGACATTCCAGCGATACGTGGAGGCCGAGTTGATCGGCGAGGCCGTGATCGACGCTGGGCCTGATCTCGTGCTGCCGGTATTGCTGGCGCAGGGTGATGCGACCAAGTCGCGCAAGGATGACATTGCGGACGCGATCTATGCGGTGGCCATTGCGCAGGGCTGGTTTGACGGTGTGATCAGTTGACATGGCATGGACCAACAATGGCGGTTTCACTGCGGGGAACAACAAGACCAGCAGCTCGACATTGACGGATACGATCAGCGGCACGCTGGCGGTTGGCCGCATCGTGTTCTATGCGGTGGCGTTCGATAACCTGAGCGCCACGGATGGTGACAATAGTGAAACGATCAGTGTCACTGACAGCAAGGGCAATTACTGGCACAAGGTAGGCGAATTCACGAACAGCAGAGGTGCGGCGAACGCAGGCGTCACTGTCGCGTTATGGGCATCGAAGCTGACTGTGCAGCTCGTCACGGGCGATACCTGGACGATGACGTTTGCCGGCGCAGTCACGGCCAAGGCGTACCTGAACACGTTCCTCACGGTTGGCGCTGGTAATGCATGGCAGATCATGGACAAGCAGGTCGAAGCCACGACGGCGGCTGACCCTGGATCGATGACGCTGACTGGCGGCACAAGCCAGGAATACCTGTTCATGCGCGTGATTGGTGGCGAGACGGACAGCGCCACGGCGTTGACCCCGACCACGAACTGGACGAACGTAGGCGCGCAGACGACAGCCGGCGGCGTGGCGACATCGAACATTGCGATCCGCTGGGAGCTCAGAATTGTGACGGCGACCAGTGACACGAGCGACCCGACCTTTGTCGCGGTTGACTGTGCGTCACTGGGCGTATGTCTGAAAGAGGTCGCATGGAAGTCGCTGATGCCGGCCACTCCAAGGAGCGTGTATCAGCCGCATCTGGTGCGATAGTCACTGCTGGCCGCGTTGGCACGGGAAAGCTTTGAGTAGCGCAACGGCGGCAATGTCGCCTCCGTACCTGTGGAGGTGCTCAGGGTGATCGTTAATGAATTTGAGCGTGATCCGCATCGATTGTTCGACAGTCAATGAGGCTGGTGGGCAGTATGACTTGCTAGGGACCAAGCCGGAGACTGCAGCGCTCTGCCCATCCATGAACCCGTGGAAGTAGCCGATACAGATGCCGTCGCGCAGATCCTCCACGGGGTTGCCTGGGCGATGTTGGTCGATAGAGCGGATGGTCGCGTTGCAGGCTTCGAGGAGCTTAGCGCCAGTCCAGTCTGACTGTGCGGAACAGAGCATTGGTGCTGCGCATAGCAGCAAGGCAACAACGCGTTTCATGGCGTCTCCTGGTTGGTTGTTGTTACGGACAGTATATGTTTGACAACGAATTGTTCAAGCTGATGTGCGCCATCTACATGGTGCTGATAGGCATCATTGGCTGGGGCGTGATCGAGTTGCTGAGACTGATAGCGAGGGCATTTTTCTGATGAGCGCAGAGGACATTATTTCCGTGATTGCGGCTTTCTTTGGCTACGGCTTCCTGTTCATCATTGGGCTGCTGTTTGTTCTGGCGATGTGGGGCGTCTTCGATAGAGACGAGAGCTGAGCGATGCCTGAGCTCAAACCTTGTCCATTTTGTGGTGGTGAGGCAGAAGAGGACGCCACTGCTTGTGCGGAGTATTACGGCCACGATCATCAGGACTACACAATCCGTTGCAAGTCATGCAAGGCCCAGATAGAGATCGACACTGGCACCTTTGCTGTATTCCCGTGCTCATGTTGTCATGACACCAGGGCAGAGGCGATAGCAAGGTGGAATAAGCGGCAGCGGAGAGTGATCGGGTACGTGGTGGCGCTGAAGGGCAAGAGCATTGGCAATATGTGGCGACACCGGTTTTTCCCTGACAAGTACACAGCGGATCTGTGCCATGGTCAGTGGCAGGATCAGATGAAGGACTGGCTGGAGTTCTGTGATCTGGTCATGTTCCCTGTGTACGGCGAGTGAGAAGAGCGATGCCTAAAGCCGTCAGCAATAGCAAGGAGCGCACAAGGCACGGCGTGACGATCTA